AAACTTTGAAATACAAGTTAAAGACGGAACTATTACATCAGTAAAACAAATTTTCGTTGATGCTAAATTGGTTGACGGAACTCAAATTAAAGTTGAGGGAGATAGTTTAATGGAAGGTGCTAAAGTTGTTGTAGTAACTGAAGAAGGTGAATTACCTGCTCCTGATGGAGTACACGAATTAGAAGATGGTACAAAGGTAGAAACCGTAGAAGGAGTTATTGCAAGAATTGAAGAAAAAGTTGCACCTGAAGTTGAAGTTGAACTCGCTGACATTGAAGTAGAAGGACCAAAAGGTGCTGAAGCTGAGATTAGTGTTCCTGACCCAATGGCTGAATTCTATTCATTAGTAAAAGATATGATGGAAAAAATATCTGAGAAAATGAAATTAATGGAAGAAAAAGTTGAAGAAGTTAAAGCTGAATTCAACGCATTTAAAAAAGAACCAGCAGGTAAAAAAATATCTGATGGTAAAACAGATTTCAATAAACAATTAAACTCAGAAGATGCATTAGAAAGTAAATTAGAATACTTGAAGGCATTAAGAGGTAAATAAATTAAAAATTAAAAAAAAATAAAAATTATGAAAATTTTAAAGAAAGAAAACTTTTCGTATGACGTAGCAACTATCGGTTCATATGTGGACCAAGTTGGTGGTGAGTTATTATCAAAAGCACTTATCGGTGCAACAACTCCAAAATACGTTAACGTAAAATTAGGTATCAAAGGAACACAAGCATTGAACCTATTAAACTCAACCGTTGTGTTCCAAGCAGGTGAATGTGGATGGGACCCACCAACAGGTACAACTACCACTTTTACTCAAAGAAGCATTACAACTTGTGCCGAGAAATATAACGAAGCATTATGTTACCAAGATTTGTTTGAGACTTATCAATCAATGTTGATGAAACCAGGTCAAACTCAAGAAACTGTTCCATTTGAACAACAAATTGCTGACCTTAAGGTAAAACAAATTCAACAAAGAATTGAAAGTAAATTATGGACTGCAACTACCGCTGGTAGTGCTGATTGTTTTATGGGTTTCAAAGGATTAATCGTTACAGGAACTACAGGTGTTGCAAACTCAACAGGAACAACATTTAGTAACTCAGTAGCATATGGTACTGCAGGTAACCCTATCACAGAAGTAGATAACTTAATCAACGTTTTATCTGATGACGCAATGTCTCGTGAAGATTTACGTGTGTTTATGTCTTATGCAAACTTCCGTTTGTATGTACAAGCATTAACTAAAGCAAACTTCTTCGCTAACTACATTGGTTCTTCTGAAATCACTGGTAATATGGAAGCTGTTCACCCTAACACAAACGTTAAGGTAATCCCAACAATCGGATTGAACGGTTCTAACAAAGTTACTATCGGACCAGCAGAATATATGGTTGTAGGTTTTGACTTATTGTCTGACCACGAGAAATTAGTTATTTGGTATTCTAAGGACTTTGATGAATTACGTTTAAGAGCAAACTATAACTATGGTGCTCAAATCGCGTTGTTCGGTTCAACAGTTTACTTCGCTACTAACAACTTAGCTTAAATAGATTAAAAAAACTAAGGGGTGAAAGTCCCCTTAAATTTAATAAACGAATTAACTAATAATTATAATATATGAGTTGCTACATTTCACAAGGAGTTACATTAGGCTGTTCAGATGGTATTGGTGGTATAAAATCTATTTATGTTTTAGGTGCCACTGGTTCAACTGTTCCCGATGTTACATCCGTATCAATTACAGGTTCCACAGGTCCTATTACAGGTATCACAGGAGCAGGTACTTGGTTTCAATTTGACTTGAAGCGTAACACTTCTTCATTAGCACAGAACGTAACCAAATCTTTTGAGAATGGTACAATCTACTTTGAACAAGTATTAACCGCTGTCCTTTTCAAATATGACCAAGACAAACGTAATCAGTTGAAACTATTATCACAAAACGATGCTATACAAATTATTGCAGTTGACCAAAACGATGTACAATACTACTTAGGACAAACTAATGGTCTGTATTTATCAGGTGGTTCAGCAGCAACAGGAGTTGCATTAGGTGACAGAAACGGTTTTGAATTGATTTTCACAGGTCAAGAACCACAACCAGCAAACGTAATTTCAGGAGTTTTATCTTCTATCTTTACTGCGGGTGGTTTCAATGACTAATTGAATTAGGAAAAAGTAGGTCTGTTGTGGACTGAATTTCTATATCTCTATTCTATAAAGAGGGGCGTTGAGCCCCTTTTTTTGTTATTTAGATTTCAAAATGAAAAAATTTATATTTAATTATATACGAGTATCACTATGCTAATAATACAAAAAGGACAACAAAACGAACTGGTCTTGAATATCAACAATAATTCAAGACAAGAGTTTAATACATATACTTTAACATTTGTACACGCATTGTCACAGGAGAGTAAATCATACGTGGTTAACACTAACAATCCTGCTGAGTATGCTGAGAATGACAGGTACTGTGAAATTGTTTTAAATTTACAAGTTGCTGGTGAAGATTTAAATTACGAGGGACAATACCAATTACAAATCTTTGGTAATGGTACAACATTAGTATTCACTAGTTTATGTAGATTAGTTGGTACAACTGAAAAGGGAAATGAGTTTATTCAATACATTTCACCTGACGAGGATAACTCAAATTACATATACATACAAGATTAAATATGAAAGAAGAAAAACAAAAATACCAATTAGGTAAGGTTAATTTCACACAAGAACCATTACTTCCTGTATTCAGTGAAGTGTTTCAACGTTACCCGTGGGTATTGTATGGTGACAATAACCAAATGCCAGCATATCTTATTTCAAGATATAATAATTGTGCAATACACAAAGCTGTAATAATCTCAAAAAGAGAACAGATAATGGGTGATGGTCTTGTATCATTAAACAACCCAATGGCTACAATTAACCTTATCAACAATAAAGAAAACGTATCTGATGTAATGAGAAAATGTGCATTGGATTTAATTCTATTTGGAGGTTATTCGTTAAATGTTATTTGGACAAGAGATAGAAAGAATATCGCTGAGATTTATCACTTAGACTTTAGTAGAGTTAGATGTGGTAAAATCAATATGGATACAGACGAGATTGAAAAGTATTACTATTCACCTGATTGGGGTAACATAAGAAAGTTCCCACCAACAGAATATGACACATTCAATCAAGAAGATGGTGACCCATCACAAATATATTATTACAAACAATATTCCCCATCAAACTCATATTACCCACAACCTGATTATTCAGGAGCAATTGCAGCAATTAATATTGATGTACAGATTAAAGAATTCCACTCTAACAACTTAATGAATGGTATGTTACCATCGTTATGGATTAATATGAACAATGGTATTCCTGGTGAGGAAGAACAAAGATTGGTAACAAGAGCATTGGAAAGTCAGTTTACATCTGTAAACAATGCTGGTCGTCCTATTATATCATTCAATGAAAGCAAGGAACTCTCTCCTGAAATTACACAAATTGCAACATCAGGAAATGACCAGTACTATTCAACAATCTATGATGACATTGTACGTACCATATTGTCCGCTCACAGGGTTTCTTCAGGTGAGTTGTATGGAATATCCACCGCAGGAAAATTAGGGTCAAGAAACGAAATTGTGGACCATTCTGAGTACTTCAGAAAGATGGTTATTCTACCATATCAAAAAGAACTATTGGGATGTTTTGACAAATTAGTATCATTGAAATTCCAAAAACCAACATCATTTGAAATCAAACCATTATCTATTTTCTTAACAGGTGACGTTACAGACAATCCTGCAGTGATAGATAAACCAGTCACATCTGTTGAAGCAGAAAGTGAAAAGATGATTATCAACGAAAATATCAAAGGGTTAAAAGGTCGTGAGTATCAAAACCTAATGAGAATTGTACGTGAATACAATAAAGGAAAAATAACAAAACAACAAGCAACACAAATGTTGATGGGCGGTTATGGTCTATCAGAAGAAGATTGTGGTGTATGGTTGGGAGATGATGAAGAAGAAAACATATAATTAAACTATGGCTAACAAACTATTAATATCTGAGAACAAATTAAAAGCGTTTACCAACGTTAATAAGAACGTTGATTTAGATGCTATCAGAGCAGAGATTGGTATTGCACAAGACATCCATCTACAACCATTACTTGGTTCTAAATTTTATGACCAATTATTAGGTCAAATTAGTGCAACGGGTAATACATTTAATAATGACGAGTTAACTCTTGTAAACGATTATATTGCTCCATACCTAATACAAACTGCATACTTTGAGATGATACCTCAATTACAATATAGAACTATGAACAGAAGTATTGTACAAGGTGAGATGGAAAGTGCAACTGCGGTGGATATAGAAACGATGAAGTATCTAAGAGGTATTCAGTTTCAGAGAGCAAACTTCTATAAGATGAGATTGCAAGATTATCTGATTACTGGTCGTGGACAAAACTTATTCCCTGCATACCTTACTTATTCAACAATAGATGGTATGATACCTGATAAAGGTTCCAAGTACAACTCACCAATTTATTTGAACCATACAACACGTTATGGTTACAGTAAAGAACAATTAGGTAGAAGTGTACCAATGTGGAGTGAGATGGACCATTATGACCCACCTTGTTCAGATTGTCATTAATACCAAACTCGGAAGTAAAACAAAGACAAATACGGAAATGAATATGATAGAACAAATTATAATGACAGTTGTAACCACATTGATTGGTTACTTTGTCGGTAAAAGAAAAAGTAACGCAGAAACTGATAATCAAGTTCTTAAGAACTTAGAATTATCTATTGGTTTATATAAGAATATGATTGACGATTTAAGAGTTGAAATACGTGAATTAAATGTCAAGATACAAGACCTTGAAAAAAAGGTTGAAGAACTTATGAACGAAAATAAAAAGTTAAAGAGATACAATGGGATATAACATTAAGAAACAAACACACACATACCTACCAATACCTAACAATGTTGAATTAAATTTTACAGGTAAGGATGGTTACATTCATCGTCTAATGACTGAAGAAGTAAGAGACCAAGATGTATATGGTATTGATAGTGACACGTTGTTGAATTGGATTTATCACAACTTCAATTCAATGTTTGTATTAAATAAAGAACTAAGTTTAGAAGAATATAAAAAATTAATGAAATGAAATTAGAAGATTTATACAAAATCAGATTAGAACTAAATGGTGCAAACATTGTACCAGCAAAAGAAGAAATGATTGAACCTAACCCTTGTTGGGAAGGTTACGAAGCTATCGGTACAAAGATAGTAGATGGTCGTGAAGTACCTAATTGTGTACCTATTAAAGATAAGTAAATAAAAAACCCCACCGAAGTGGGGTTGTAATTTAATCTTCACATTGATGTGTCATACGTTCCAATTTGATACTGAGGTCAATGAATGACTTCTTTTGATTAGACCAGTACTCAATTTGTTCTGTATTACCTTTGTTGATGTTACGGTCAAGATATTTGTCAATATCTTCAACCCTACCTCGTGTACATTGTAATAGTGTGTACACCTCACCCTTGATTAGTTCTTCCATTTTTACCATAATTTTATATTTTATATACAAATATAAGTATTATATTTCAATAAAAAAAACTATTCAGGAAATTTTTCTTTGATGAATTTATCAATGTTCTCTACCCTACCTCCAAGTTCTTTGGACCAACCATTCTGACAATAGTCAACGATGACGTTGGTGATACCCATAATCTCCTTAATGGTTAATGGACACCCAATAGCACGTTGGTAGTCCGAAACGAATTTTAATGATGACTGACGGACAATACTGTCCTGTGTTGTTGATTTGTAATCTGACATTTGCTTCCTTTTTTAAATGATTAATTATTATTATACTACCCT